TCAGTCCCGCCGTTGCGGTAGAAGTCTTGGATTTGTGGCTAATTTAGGCTTTGATCGGTTGCAACAAATGCGCGATATGTCGCCCACCGGTGGCGCTCTAGGCTCTGTTGCTGTGCAGGAATTGACAGCATTGCAATCTACTGTATCGTCACTTGACCAAGGACAAAGCCCCGCAGAGTTGCGTAAATCATTAGCCAAGATTGAAGGCCATTACAACAAATGGCTGGCCACGGTAAATTCCGCGCAATCTGGTGATAAATCTGGGTCATTGCAAAAATTTGACATGCTCCCCAATGCCGAGCAGTTTTCCGGCAAAAGAATGCGTGCCGATAATGGAACGACTTACCGCAGCGACGGTTCCAAGTGGATAAAGGAATAAGATGGCCTACACGCTCGTTGATGACGCACCTATAAAGGGCAGTTACACGCTGATAGACGAAGAGCCAAAGCAGCCCGGTATCAATGACCGTGGCGGCATGTTGCAGAACATTGCAGGCGGCATATTGCGCGGCGCTGGTTCTATTGGTAGCACCATAATGGCCCCTATTGATATGGTGGCGCGTAGCCCTTTTAAGCAGGCGCTTAACCTTATTCCGGGTGGTGGCGCTTTGCTGCAAGCAGACAAAATGCTTGGCGGAAATACATTGATTGGGCGCGATGACAGACGCGCTGCAATGGATCAGGCGCTAACAACCGCAGGCGTAAATACTGACTCTGGCGCGTTTAAAACTGGCAAGATTGGCACAGAGATTGCAGGCACTCTAGGCGTTGGTGGAGCTATTGCAAAGCCAGTTCAAGCACTTGCTGCAACTCGTTACGCAAGCGGCATGGAGCCGGTAATGGAAGGTGTTGCAAGAGGATTGCAAACTGGTGGCTTTCGCATTGGCGAACTGGCTAACGCTGGGCGCGGGGCTAACGCTGCGACTAGGGCAATCACTGGCGCTGTGACTGGCGGCGCTACGGCTGGGCTTGTCAATCCTGAGGATGCACCTACAGGCGCAATGATTAGCGGCGCTTTGCCGGGTGCAGTGCGTGGGGCTGGGAAAATTGGGTCAACAATCTACCAAGCTGCGTCTGGCCTTGCTCGGCCACTTACACAAAAAGGACAGCAACAGATTGCATTAGAAATACTGCAGGCAAGTGCATCAAATCCAAGTCAGGCATCAATTGCTCTAAGCAACTCAAGCCCATTGCTTCCGGGGTCAATGCCAACAGTCGGGCAAGTTGCAGGTGATGCTGGTTTGGCGCAGCTTGAGAGAACACTATATAACAACCCAGAGACTCAAGCGGCTTTACAAAATGCATATAAGGCGCAATCTTTGGCAAGGCTAAACACATTAAGGAATATCGCTGGGAGCGAAGCTGCAATCTCAGCACAAGAGGCCGCAAGAGATGCGGCAACGAGTCCAATATATAACCAAGCAAAAAATACGACTTACTTTGTAGATGATCGATTAAGCGATATCTTATCTCGTCCAAGTGTAAAAAATGCAATGGATAGAGCAAAAAGAATTGCCGCAGACGATGGCCGTAAATTTGGATTTACAACTGTATCAAGCGCTCCATTTAAAGGAGTAGGTGGTGGTGGAGAAGTAACAAGGCGAAACATTACAGGCCAAAGTTTGCAAGACTTAAAAATGGCAATGGACGACATGCTACGAGATCCAGCATCTGGCATCGTCGGGAAAGAAGCAGATCAGGTTAAAAGCCTGAGGGGAAAAATAGTTGATTGGATGGAGTCTGCAAATCCTGAGTTCGGCCAAGCCAGAAAACAATACTCTGAAATGTCGAGGCCTATAAACGAGATGCAAGTTGGCAGAGAGTTGCTAAACAAACTACAACCGGCCTTATCTGATTTTGGAGCTACAGGCAATGAGACTGCGGCAACCTATGCAAGGCAATTGCGCGACTCTGGGAAACTTGTTCAAAAAGCTACTGGATTTAAAGGCGCTGGAACTCTGGAGCAAGTAATGAGCCCAGAAAATATGCAGGCTCTTGAGTCAATTGCAAAAGATTTGGCTCTGAAATCAAACGGGCAAAACTTGGGGCGTGCTGTTGGGTCGCCAACTATGCAAAACATGATGGGCCAAAACTTAATAAACAGAATTGCGCAAAATGTAGGCTTACCAAAATCATTTTCAGAGAGTGTTGTAGCAAACACTTTGGCACGTCCGTATGATTTTGTTATGAGGTCGGCGCAGCCAGAAATAAATGCATTGTTAGTTGAGGCGATGGCTGATCCACGAAAGGCGGCTGCATTGTTAAATGCATCTGGACAAAAAGCTGGTTTGCTTGGAGAGCCAGAGGCTTTGGGCTTGCTTAGTAGTGCAGCTTATCGTATCGCGCCAGTTTTGGCTAGCGATCAATAAAACCTACAAGCCCAGCCACAAATGCAGCAATAACAAAAAAACCAGCCTTGAAAAGCATAAATTCGATCATGACTTAATTATAGGTAACCCATGTATTTATCGCCTCACTTCACATTAGACGAATTCACAGCCAGCCAAACAGCGGCACGGCTTGGAATAGACAACGATCTACCGCTAGACCTTGTACCAACAGCAAAGCGCACATGCACAGGGTTGGAGCTAGTTAGGGGCATATTAGGCGCACCAATTCTTATTAGTAGCGGCTACCGTTGCACAGAACTGAATAAAGCCATTGGAGGCTCGAAAATGTCGCAGCATATGCTTGCGGAGGCGGTGGACTTCACTTGCCCCGGCTTCGGCACGCCAGAAGAAATTGTTAAAACTCTGATAGCCAGAAAAGTTCCATTCGATCAGCTAATCCTAGAGTTTGAACGGTGGGTGCATATCAGTTTCTCAAGCGACCCAAAAGGGCAGGTACTCGTTATTGATAAACAAGGGACAAGGATTTATAAATGAACTGGCTCGATACATTAAAACAACTAGCCCCAACTGTGGCGACGGCATTGGGTGGTCCACTGGCTGGCGCTGCAGTTACTGCGCTTGGCTCAATCCTTGGGGTGTCTGAGCCAACTCAGGAAAACATTGCCAAACTCTTCAAAGATGGGCAACTGAGTGCAGATCACTTGGCTGAAATCAGAAAACTCGAGCTCGACTATCAAAACCAAGAGAAAGAGCGCGGTTTCAAATTTGCTGAACTTGAGTTCAAAAACCAAGATTCCGCACGACAAATGCAGATTGCAACCCATAGCAAAATGCCAGCCATACTCACTGTGATGGTGACTTGTGGGTTCTTTGGTATATTGAGCTTGCTATTTTTCAAGCCGGAACTAAAGGGTAATGAAATTGTGATGATTATGGTGGGGCAACTCAGCACCGTATGGGCTGGATGTGTAGCGTTTTACACCGGCACAACTTTTGGCTCTGCAAGCAAGAATGCGATGCTGTCCAACAAGTAATCACGCAGCCTGACACAACCACACATTGGCCAGTGTGGTTGTGTCATATGATTTTTTCTCTTGCGCAATGCGCGTGCGCTTACCAGATCCACGCTTTCCACCTCTTGGGTTTATCGATGCACGCTCCATTACTTCTAATATGTAAGCCGACTCTGCTTTGTAAAGCATAGCCATTGCATCGTCAGGTTTAAAAGTAAATTTGTGGTTGTTTATCTCGTACAACTGCTTTATGAACTTGTAAAAGCTATAGCGCAGAACAACAGTTTTATGACCAATGCGCCTTGCCTGAAGCTTTTCCTCCGGCATGGTCGTTCCTCTGTAGATGTTCTCACTTAAAACATCTAAATCCCATCGGCGGTCAGGCAGTGCAGTTCTGATTGTGGCCATGTGAAAATATTCACCATCATTTTCTGAGTATGGCGATAGAGATTTAAGAAGCAGCGCCTGTGCATTTAGTGGGCTAATGTAGAGTTTTTTCATTCAACAACCTCGCATTTTTCTTCACAATTGCAAAAAGGATGCGCACAATTTGGGAAAACAGGCCACATCCCAAAAGTGGCTACAACCGGTAGGTTTTCCCGTTTTTTAAATATGCGATCATGGCCTTCGTCATACGCAGCTTTATCTGTAGGCCGCTGCGTGGAGCCTTTGCCGCCGTCACTCATGATTGCTTCTCCCCATATTGCAGTTCAAGTGCCAATTGGCAATAGTGAATGGCCTTGCGCAAGTCGGAAGCACCGTTCTTGCTCTTGTGTCGTGTGGCGTACTTGACTATGTTTCCTTGGAAAAAATCAAGGTTGTTTGTGTGAATAAATTCGACCGGCTGAATAGCGCAGTCTTTGTAATGTGAGCCGCCCACTTGCTCTTTCAGTGCGGATTCCATTTCGACTCCTTCTCTAGCGCTGCCTTAAATCCAGCAAATACGCACTCACCGGCAGTGCCGAAG